CGCCAGATGATTGGGAAGTTAAAGCATTAGGCACTGATTATTCCAGTATTGGTGTAACTACAGGTACAGGTACCGCAAGGCTTTTAATCGGAACGCCGGATAATAAGGTCGCCATTCTTGTTGAATACGAAGAGTTTTAGGGAAAATTATGGCACTCTACGAATACACAATTGGTTCAACAGGCGACTTCTCTACTTGGCGAGAATTCGTTGAATCCTCAGATCCCGGTGGTGGCACTGGTGATTGGCTAATTACGTTTTTAAGCGGTGAAATTCATGACGCTGAACGTTATCAAACGGGTTGGGGACAAGGCACATGGATAGATGCATGTAATCAACTGACGGTAACTTCTCAGGGATTTACAGGAATTCCGTATGGTGAAACAGGTGGTAATGCCACAAAGTTTAGATTTAATTATGCAGATAATGGAATGCAGTTCGGTGGGGGTTTGTCTGGCATCACTGGTGGTTTTCAATTTAAAGAAATTGAATTTGAGTGCGCTAATTCAAATGGTGGAAATGTAGGCTTTTTCAAAGTTCGCTATTCGACAGTTCCTACATCAACACAAATTAGTATAGATCGTTGCATGTTTCATTCTTGGTCCTGTAGTACTGATACCAGTGCTATTGGTCTTGTAATGCGAAATGCAGGAACAGGTTTGCTTTTTAGAAATTGTGTTTTTTATAGCAATACAATTTCGGGTACTGCCGATAGATCAGCAATTTTACGTTATGCAGAAACGAGTGGTAATTCCGCATCGAACTATCCATTAAAAGTTTATGGTTGCACGTTTGTTAATAATTCGTTGGGTGGTCGGAATTGTGACGTTATCCAATCAGCTAGTTCAACACACATTAAGATTAAAAATAATGTTGTTGGTGAAGCAAACGATGATTTAACGCCAGCATTTGATCCAGAGGTTAGGGCATCTTCAGAAACTGGCGGTAATGTTACCTGGGATGGAAGCGGTTCATCGAGTGACACACTACGAGTAAAGATTAATGGAACTATCCATTTAACACTTGCTAGTATGTCGAATTCTAATTACGACGGTGATTATGAAGTTTGTCCGGTTTATGGCACTATTAGCGATAGCAACACAAACTTTACAGACAATTCAAGCTATCGTGTATTTAGAAAAACAGTTGTTGCAAATACAACTTGGTATTGTGTTGCTTACAACACGACAACTTCGTTATGGGAAGTTTTCGAAACTAATACAAATCCCGATACATTTACAAATGGAGCGACTACTGGAGAAAAGGGTAGCCCAACTCCAGAAGGTTTTGTGGCTACAAGTGAAACAAAGAACAACATTTATGTTCCTGATTCTACAGATGCTAATGTAAGCTATACAACAACAACAGGTAGTGATGTATATACAAATATTGCCAATGGAGACTTTACGCATAAAGCAACAAGTCCAGCAATTGATGTAGCTGCTGTTTTGTCTACCAATGTTGCAGATGAAGAAACAAAAGATTTATTTGATGAGCAGCGAGATACGGCAGCAGCTAATTGGGATGCAGGGGCTACTGCATACAATATAGTAGATGATTCTTCTTCTAGTTCTTCTTCTAGTTCATCTTCTAGCTCGTCGTCAAGTTCTTCGTCTTCTAGCTCGTCGTCGTCATCAAGCCAATCGTCATTGATAGATACTAGTTCATCTAGTTCTAGTAGCCTTTCGTCAAGTTCATCGTCAACATCTAGCTCATCATCTATATCTACCAGTTCGACATCCTCTAGTTCATCATCGTCTGCATCATCATCTAGTTCATCATCAAGTTTGTCGACATCTACTAGTTCTAGTTCATTTAGTTCAACTACCAGTACGTCATCGTCGTCATCATCATCTGTTTCAACTAGTTCTACTAGTTCTAGTGTAATACTGGTTATTGAAATGGGTGGAGAAGCTGTTTTTGCATCCGATATGGATATAGCTTTTAGAATTGAACAGCGAGCTAAGATAATTCAAATCGGTGGTTCGTTTTCTGCATCTTTAGGCTAATCAATTGGTATAATATATTCTCTGATTAATTTTTCAATTAAGGTGTAATTATGGGTCAAGTATTCAAATTTAATTCGCCATTTGTGTCTATCAGTGCAGCAGATGTTGTTGTTGTTGAATATCGTACGCCAAACGATAAATCTGCAATTGTGCATTTAGCAGCGCTTTCTCAGTCATCAAATGATGATACATCCGATCAGATTGCATTCGTTGTTAATCGCGGTACGCCTGCTTCAGCAGGTACGACTGTAGGTGCTGTAGCTGTTAATGCACATGGAGCGTCAGCAGCAGGTACTAGTAGTTATGGCGGTACAAAAGCTACTAGTGTTGAAGTTCTTGAACGATTTGCTGCAAATGCTCTGAGTGGTTGGCAATATTTGCCTACTCCCGAATTTCGTTGGGAATTAAAGGGTGGACAAACTATTGAGATTTTGACAGCGGCAGCGCCTGCTTCAGCAACTAGCTTTTCAGGCACTTTGACTATTGAAGAGATTGGTTAAGGACTAATCTGTGGCTTTTGAACGTAGACAACTCGGTGTTTTCCGGCATCGGTGGGATATATATCGCCCCGATACTGTATTTTTTGCGGATATATTAGAGGAAGGCAGTTCATCGTCTAGTATATCTACATCAAGTGCGTCGTCATCGTCTTCTTCGATTTCGACTTCATCGACATCATCATCGTCGTTGAGCGAGTCATCGACTAGCTCTTCAACTTCATCTTCTTTGTCGTCACTGTCGTCATTGTCGTCAACTAGTTCGTCGTCAACTAGTTCGTCGTCATTGTCTTCAACATCTAGTTCACAGTCAGCCGAATCGAGTTCGTCGTCAAGTTCGTTCAGTAGTACATCAGAATTAAGCTCGTCGTCGTCATCGTCGTCAACGTCTAGTTCACAATCAGCAGAAACAAGCTCATCATCATCGAGTAGTTCGTCCTCTAGTTCATCGTCGTTAAGTTCATCGTCGTTAAGTTCGCAATCTGATGAATCAGAATCAAGTTCATCGTCATCGTCGTCGTTGAGTTCAACGTCGTCAACTTCATCAAGTTCGTCATCAGAATCAACTAGTTCGTCATCGTTCTCGTCAGCTAGTAGTGAAAGTTCGTCGTCATCAACGTCGTCCAGTTCGTTGTCAACGTCGAGTTCGTCCTCGTGGTCATCTGATAGCAGTCTAAGCTCATCATCACCATCGAGTGCGTCAACATCGTCGTCAATTTCTACAAGTAGTACGTCAAGCTCATCGTCGACCTCTAGTAGTTCAGAATCATCGCAAAGTTCATCTAGCCAATCGTCAACTAGTTCATCGTCGAGTGATAGCACATCGACTTCGAGTTCGACTACATCAACGTCAAGCTCATCATCATCCACCAGTTCATCTCAAAGTATACAGTATCCCGACATGGTTAAACTATATCCTCCACAAGCTGGATCTTGTACAGGCACTACTGAAATTTCGTTAGCCGCAGTGGGTCGTGGGTTAACGAAAAACTTTGATTTTGAAATGTATGATGCTTGTGAATTAATTATTATTCCGCAAGTTGGCGATCTTGCGAGATGCACATTTACGGGGGCAGGTACCTCAACAGCGTGGTTGACAGTAACTGAAGGTACTCCAACATCTAATGGCAGCACTATTACTCACTTAGGTGCTGGTCGATATCGATTGCGATTAGATGGTGCTGATAGCAATCTAGCGCAGACAGGAGTGTATTCAATACATTTTGATTTCTATGACCTTGCAGATGGAGCAGATTGGAAACGGGCAGGTTCTCGTGTCCTTTCAATAACGCCATGATTCAACCGGAACAAGCATTAATTGAGCTGAACATACCCGATCCGACAACGTTAGAACGCGCTATCGTTGTGGAATCGATTAAGTATGCTTATGGTGCAATTAAACAATATTTGCATTACGATCCGGTATTGCGATCACATACACAATATTATCGTAATCAGCATTTGAGAAATGATTCTTTGTCGTATTGGTGGAATTCCAGTGCTACCGATGCATTTATGGAATTTTCTGCGGTCAATCGTTCTGACGAATTGCAACTACAGCATCTTCCATTGCGCAATGCAGGTACAGAAAGCGCGCAAGATCCTGTGGTGTATGTGGATGCACTTGGAAGAAATGGCACAGTTGCTGGCAGCTTCACTGATTTGTTGGTTGAAGGTACAGATTATTGGGGCGATTATGATGTTGAAGATGATAACGGTGCCAAAGTAGCTAATGATGGCATACTTCGTGGTTATCGGTGGAACACTGAACCTGGAGGTATCAAAATTATTTATTGGGCAGGTTATTCACCTGCTGAATTATATGGTCATGCTAACGTGTTAGATGCAACTCCTATTATGTCTGCGATGCTAATTGAAACAGTACGTAGATTTAAGCAAGCAGTGCTGATGAGTGGAAAAAAATCAGCTACTGGATTTAGTTTGGGGATGATTACGCAGGAACGGTTAGGTGATTACAGCTATTCTATCGGAGCAACTTCGGCAGGTTCTTTGGTTGATCGCAATTTTGGTAATCGTAATTCTATTACACAAGAATCTGCTAACTTACTGGAATCGTTCGTAAATCACGGTTGGTCCATGCATAGTTAAGCGAGGGCTCGTGTATGCCTAAACGTGATTGGGAGGGACAACCCCTATTTGATTGGGGTATTTGTGCCGAGCAACGTCGCGTATATTTGCTTGACGACATCGATTCCAAAGCGATTTCAAATGTCATTAAAGGCATTTACCATCTTGCATTCATAGCATCCACCAAGATTGAATTGTTTATAGGTTCTTTTGGTGGTTGTGAGTATGAAATGTTGGGATTGTATGATGCTATTCAAAGCATCCCCAACGATGTCGAAACAATTGCTATTGGTAAATGTATGAGTGCTGGCCCATTGTTAGTTGCTTGTGGCACTCCAGGAATGAGATACACATTGCCTAATACAAGTTGGATGGTCCATCAAGGATGGGAAGATTTTGGTCAGCAACGATATGATGAAATAAAAAAACAGATTGAGCATCGAGATGCTATTGGTAAACGTTGGTTAGATTTGATGGAATTGCATACAAAGCAACCAGCTAGTTATTGGAATGATATTTGTAGTCAGGCAGGGGATTGTTATTTTAATGCGGAGACTGCAATTGAGTTGGGCTTGGTAGATCATATGTGGATTGAAAAATGAGTGAACTTAATCTTGATCAATTATGCCAAGCGCTAGAAGCTGTAGAGCGGTATGGTTCTGTAGCTAAAGCTGCAAAAGTCTTAGGTCTTCCTAGAACCACACTTAGAGATCGTGTAGCCCAAGCAAAGCGTGAATTAGTAGATAGGCAGGGCAATTTAAAAGAATGTGTAAAAACGACTGAAACAGATGCGACACTAACAGTGTCTTATGTCGGTAAAAAAATAGTCACTATTGAAGATTTAATTAAAGACATTGATATTGATATGAATGTCTTTGAGATAGATCGAGTTGATTCAACAAATTGGGAAGTTGGTGGGAAGTTAAAAGATAGTCTGTGGAAAATGCCATTGCGGCGTATTCGTGCAGTCTTTAGACGTAAAAGTGATGAACGGTTAGCTTTAGAAAATCTGTTAGAGTTGGTTGAAGAAAACTCTCCAGTGGTTCCCCGTATCAAATATAAGAAGCCGTCTAAAAAAATATCAAAACGTTCTTTAGAAATTTCAATTTGTGATCCACATTTAGGACTTAATTGTTATCCACCTGAATGCCAAGATGCGTATTCATTGGATGATTGCGAACAATTGTTTATGTGGGCAATTGATAATTTGATTGATCAATCATCTCGTTATGAAAATATTACTGAAATTGTATTTCCTTTTGGTAATGATTTTTTGCATGTAGATAATGTAGCGCATACAACTACAGCAGGTACAGCACAGGCAGAATCATTGCCGTGGCATTACATTTATTTAAGAGGTGAGCAATTAGCTATTGCTGCAATAGAACGTTTAAAACAAGTAGCTCCAGTAAAAATTTTAAGTGTTCCTGGAAATCATGATCGCCAATCTGTTTATACATTGGCTAGAGTTTTGAATGCTTATTATCGCAATGATCCAAACGTTAATGTAGATGCCTCTGCAAAGCCTTATAAGTTTTATAGATTTGGATGCAATCTAATTGGATTTGAACATGGACATTCAATTAATGCTTTGCGATTAGCTTCTATTATGGCAAATGAAGCGCCTCAAGATTGGTCAGAGACTGCTGGTGGTTGGAGAGAATGGCATCTAGGCGACCAACATCGTAAGGGTACTGGAAAACCTGCAATGTTTGAGGAGCAAGGTGTATCGGTTGAATATCTTCCAGGGCTAACTGCCAATAATGCATGGCATACGGTTAAAGGATTTACATGGCAAAAGAGAGGTGCCATGGCGTTTATTTGGGATCAAGAACAAGGTCCAATCGCTAGATTACAGTGTAATTTAAATAATTACACTGGTGGACCAATGGGAAGATAATCATGGGAATATTAGGTAATTTACCACATACCGCGAGTGCAAAAATTCGAAGCACTGCTGTTGATCAATTTGGTGGTCAATTTGAAACACTTACAACTGTTTTTACAGGAAAGAAGTGTTGGCAGCAGTTTACTACAGAGGGCGAGTCTAACGAATTTGGACGTGAAGGATTTCGTGTTACTTGCAAAGTATATTTTCAAGAAGATCCAGGTATTACTAAGGAGCATGTGGTAACGATTACAAATCCGCAAGCACCAAATCCTGAAGAATATGATGTCCTTAGTGCAGCAAAGCCTGATGGTACGGTAGGCTTAGGTGTTTTTTGGCGTGTACTATTAGGAAGACGAACTACAGATGCTTGAATTAGCGGTTAATGTATGTTCTGCCGAGGAATTTGTTCGTATACTTGATGAACATGTAAAATTGGGCAGTAATCTAGATTTTGTATACTGCGATTCGCAAACTATCCCTGATCAACAATATGATTATATATGCACTGTAGTGGCTTATTTCTCGACTATCGTACAAACGCAGTCATCGGCTATATTAGTAAGGGCTGAAATTGTTTGCGGTACTGATCAAGCTACTGCTGATGGAGTGCTAGAAGGTTCAATAAAATTAGCAGACGAATTTCAAAAAGTATTATCTTTTATTGAAAATGGTGGCTTTGAAATGCTGCCGGGATCAATTTCTTTTGCATAGGGGAAAACCATGGGTATTGAGCGAAAATTATTGGACACAAAGATTCAGGCAAGAAATATTATTGATTCTGCTATGGATGAGGTTGAGGACAATGAAGGAATTATGGTCTTTGTCGCATCGACTAAAGGTGCCGAATTAAAGACATCGATGACAACCTTTCATTGGAATCACGACCGAACATCTAGGGCAATCGCTGCTTTTGGTGAAATGATTGACAATGATCGAAAACAGCTAATTTCGGCAACTGTTGAAGATCTTCCAGAAGCGGATTTATAAAAATGTGGAAAAATATAAAACGTTGGTTTGTGCTGCTGGGGTATTCAAAGCAGATAAAAAATAAAATATCAGATTGTGCTAATACGTTAGAATATATAGAGAGTCAGTTGGCAGATCGTAACAAGGTTTTGCGTCAGCAAGAGGCTCGTTTACGTTCTATTGTGAATGAAGCTGCTGGTGAATTAAAAAATCATCGGGAAATTGTTGCTGGCGTTAGATCTGAGTTAAGTGATATTGTCAAAAATCATGAAACGTATCGAGTAGAAATTGAGCGATTGCAGTCTCAATTACAAATTGCAGAAGAAATCGTAATCCCAGAATTAACTGCTGCTGTTAAAAATGCGCAGCAGCGTTGGGAGACGGAAACTGCGATGTCTGCTCGTCGCCAGTTTATTCAACAGGCTAATCAAGAATAATGAAAGCACTAGATAAAGCGATTCAACGGATGGAATCTGTCAAAAATGCACAGTTTGATGAGAAACGAAATCGAACAGGTGCATATGCTCAAATGGGAGATTCTACTCCTGGTTATTGGAGAGATAAGCGTCAGCAAACTAATCTGACATCTAGATATCATCTCTTCCAAGGATGGCTTTATTCAGCCATTCATGCTTTATCATCTCGTGCTGCAAATGCGCCATGTGTGTTAGGCAAAAAAGAGTATGCCACAGACGGTATGGGTGATGATCCTAAGCGGACTATTCCAGGATCAAAGTGGCATAGTCGTCCAGAAGGTCATCAAAAATACCATGGAGATAATCAAGGTGTAGTAGTTCTTGAGGATTCGCATCTAGCTTATGATGTAACTCAAAATCCAAATCCCTTTCAATCGAAATGGGATTTTTTGTACATGATGACCAGTAATTTAAATTTAACTGGTTGGGCATTTGTAGTAGTAGATTATCCAGACCAAGGCAGAAAAGGTCGTAAGCGGCCACATTTTTATGCATTGCCTTCTAGTTGGATTATTCCTGATCACACAAATGGTCCGTTTTCGTTATTTAGATTAATTAATCCAAATGATCCCAATGCAAAGCCAGTTGATTTAGCTCCTGAAAATGTTGGAATGGCTCGTTTTCCAAATCCAGGAAATCCTTTAGCTGCTACTAGTCCTGTAGCTGCACAGTTGCGAGCAATTAAAATCGATCAAAACATTCAGACATCACAAGAGATGTTTTTTGAAAATGGTATTTTTCCATCAGTAATTGTTTCTATGGGAAAACAACCGCATCCAGATGCTATGTCTGATGGAGTTCGGCCTAGATTATCGGCATCACAACGTCGACAAGTCACAAATGCTATTCGTAAAGTTATGACTGGCGTCCATAACTATGGAAATCCTGCCATTATTGATGGGATGATTGATAGCATTCAACGTTTAAGTGCTACTCAAAATGAAATGGGATGGGAAAAATCAGAAGATAAGGTGCGCACTAGAATCCTTTCATCTCTAGGCGTCCATCCATTTATGCTAGGTGAGTTATCTAATGTAGGTGGTTATGCTCAAGCAACGGTAATTCGTCAGCAATTCTGTGATCGAGTTAATATTTTATTGGGCATGACTAGCTTGTTGGTTGAAAAACTTGTGCAAACACATATCGATCCAAAATTAATGTTTTGGTATGAGAAGTGTGAAGCTGAAGATTTGCAACTTCAAGCTCAAAATATGAGAGAGGCTAGGACTAATGGCGATATCTCTAAAAATGAATATCGTGCATTTTTAAATCTTCCACCAGTTGAAGAAACTCAAAAAGACCCATCTCTTTCATCTACTCAAGGTGTTCAAAATTTAATGAATATCTTGTCTATGAATGGTGCTGGAAACATTGATCATGAGCAAGCTAGAACGCTGCTAGAAATTTTGTTCAGCATGTCTAAATCGGAAGTAGAGCGGCTTATTCCAGAACCTGAAGAAGTACCAGAAGCTTTGCAAGGTATTGATCCTGCATTGCCTGTAGAAGATGAAGTTGTAGCTGAAGACGATGATGAAGAATCGGATTCAGATGCAGATGCTGTGGATGAAGAAGATGAAGAAGAAAAGGCGTTAATGATGGAATTGCGTAATGCTGTAGCGGCATTACGAGCGCCCTTGGATATTCTTGAGAATCATAAAGATGGATCGAAATCTGATAAAGAAGATAACTAGGGCAGTACAAGCTACAACGTCCAAATATTTTAGAGTTCTTTCTAAAGAAGCATATGAGCGAAATCGTGAACGCACGATTAGTGAAGTTGCGTCTGTTGTAGATTCTCTTCTAAAAACAACTGTCGACAATATGATTGAAAATGTCGATGGTTTAATTTCAGATGACATAACTAATATAGATACATCTGAAATTAAAATTGCTTTATTGCCGGATGATATTAGAGATCAATTAGGACGTGATCTTAAAAAAGAAACCATTCGCATTTTGGCAATTTCTATGAGCCGCGAAGCAAATCTGTATTTAGATTTGGTTCAACAATCTAAGGCTCCTTCTGATAATGCAGTGCTGCAAATTCCCATTGAAGAATTAGAAGAAGGTGAATGGGAATATTTAGCCGTAGAGGTTCAAAAAACGCCACCAAGTATCTTAAATGAAATTGCTTTAATTCTTGGTGCTGTGGCATTGATGTCTTATTGGAATCAAATTGCGTTTCACATACAGGAAGAAGTGGAGCGAGGTGTTATTAGAGCACAGCGCATGTTTACAGTAGATGGTGTTGGCACACAATCGAATACTAGTAAATTTAAAAATTTCTTAGGTTCTGTTTTTGGTAAAAGCTGGAGACAGATTAAAGGACGTTTGATTGGTCAAACTGAAGTATCTAATGGTTTAAATGCTGCTCGTAAAGCAACAGTTAAATCTTTGCGAGAAGATGCGCATTTGCCAATTAAATCGATATGGGTATCGGCGTTGCTTCCAACAACCCGAGATCCACATGCTAGTTTGGATGGAGTTCCTGAAAATGAAAACGG